GAGGAGGAGATTTGGACTCATATCAATCTTGTTGGAATAGAACCAAAAGAGAACATATATGAATTTTTTGATTTTTATTATAAAAGAGAGGCTAATGAACCTCTAAATCCTCTATTTGAAGATGAAAAAGCCCTCGCTGTTCAGAAGATGGTTATGAATGAGGATTGGTACTCTCAGTATATGCAAGACCCTAAGACTATTGAGACAGGTTATATCATTGATGATAACTTTACTTATGTTGCTACTTGGGAACTTACAGAAGATAACAAATGTATATCTATCGACCCAGCACAGAGTATCAAAGATACAGCAGACAATAGAGCCATTACTCTTATCGGTTCAGCTATGAGTAAAGAGAAGATAGAGCTGTTTAATGTTTATGGCACTTGGTTTGGAAAGTGGACTAATGATGAGTTTGTAAACCAAATCATAACAGTGATGATGGACAATCCTAGAGTACCAGTCTTTATGGAGTCTAGTGGTGGTGGAATTTTAACAGAGCAGAACTTAGTTAAAAAAGTAAGGATTGTAAATGCTCAAAGAAAGCTAGATGGTAAGCCTATCATTACAAACTCTATTAAGCTTTTTAATCCAAAGACCTCTATCTCTAAAAACCTAAAGATACAAGATAGTGTAGAGAATTACTTATGGAGTCACCAAATAAGATTTGTGATAGGTGGCGGAGGACAAGAACAAGTCAAAAAAGAGTACAAAGGTTTTCATCCTGAGAAAGATTCCAAGGAAGATGATTGTATTGAGACTATCGCCAATGTGGTAGTGAATGACTTCATAGTTCCTAAAGCTCCTAAGAAATCTAAGACAACTATTAGGATGGGAAACAAAAGACAAAAACCAAAAACAGGAGCATGGAGAATTTAAAACTACCAAATAGCCATACCACTTAAGCGATAATAAATAGCTAAAATCGTTCTCATAATTAAAGGTTTAATATGAGAAGAGTATCTTTAGCAATTACAAAACTTGGTCTAAGTGTTGATGATGTTGTTAAGCTCCAGCTTGTTGATACGATTGGTAATCTTATGGTGTCTAGCACTGGCTACTCTCTTGATGAGTCAATCACACTAACTACAGATACTTTTGAGTATAACTTACTTGAGAGTGAAGATATTAATCAGATATCTTACTACAAACTTACACTTCCAAATCTTTTAGAGTTCAACTTCACACTTCCCTACTCCTTTGAAAATGCTACGCATGATTTACTTTCACTTTTAAGTATTGGTTGTTTTGCTGGAATTGTAAGTAGGGATGGAAATGATACTAGGCTTGATGATGAGTTTTTAGAGAAGTTAAACCTTTATTTCACAGGGGAAAATCCTCACTTTAACAATACTGAGCGTGACCTTGTAAAACTTTATGAGTATTACGCAGATGAAGTAAAAGATACAGCAAATACAATAGATGTCATGCAGATGATGGATGAGTATTTAGCAACATTAGGAGTATAGAGATGGCTGATAAAAGTTTTATAGAAAACCTAAACCTTGTAGCTGAGAAGCTTGGAGTGATTGAGGAGACAAATGGACTCTTTGATAAAGAGACAGTGGATGCACTTGATAGTCTATCTGGCTTAGATATTGTCACTATTATTGAAGATTTGAAGAAAGGGAGTTATTTAGGAGCAAGAAAGATTGATATTGACTTAACTTTAAATAATCAGAGTGATGTTACTCCTGTTACATACAGCGAAGCTACTCTTACTCTTGATGATGGTTCGCAGATAGCTATCCCTTTTCTTCAAGACTTGGCAGTGTTGGAGCTATCTTCTCATGCTGATATAAAGAGCTATATAGTTACCCATGCTGGATATATAGCAAATGTTACAAATACAGAAGCTACAGTTGAAGAGGCAATAGGTGATAGTCCTACTCTTATACGATTTAGAGATGCTGATGGTGTTGTATCTAATCTTGACAGAGTTGAATTACAGACTTACTCAGGTTCTTTTAACGAAGCTATTCCTGCTTACTTTTGGGCTAAGAGCACATCCAGCCTACAGGCTTTGTCAAATAGATCTGGGGACATTGTAGCTCTTGGGGAAAACATAGAAAATATTATAGCTCTTGCAGATAAAGAGATTGAGATACAGCATCTTTATGATGTAAGAGTAAATCTTCAAAGTCTCTATGATAATCTTAGTGAGATTATAGATGTTGAGGCTAATTTAGTGGCTATTGGTTCTGTAAATGATAATCAGATAAATATCAATGCAGTAGATGCTAACGAGACAAACATCATTGCGGCTAATGCAAACAAGACTAATATAGATAAAGTTGCTATTAATGAAGCTAATATTATAGCTGTAGCTCTCAATGAGGCTGATATAGATGCTGTTGCTGGCAATCAAGTAAACATCAATGCTGTTAATACAAACAAGACAAATATAGACTCACTTGCTACAAATATGCAAGATATCCTTGATGCTCCTACTCATGCTCAAACTGCTACAGATAAAGCAACTGAGGCTGGGGGTTATGCTAGTGATGCTATGGGTTATAGAGATGAGCTTACTGCTCTTGATGTTCAAGCAGTTCAGCTAGTGAGTAGTGCCACTGCTTATACATCTTATGATAGTAATAATGGAATACTGACTATAGGTATTCCGCAAGGTTTAAAGGGAGATATAGGGGAGGCTTTTACAGTTGATGCGACTGGAACTCTTGCTGGGAGAGATTCTTATGATGGTGCTTCTGCTGGTTTTTCATATCTTACAGTAGATGAAGACCCTACAAAAATTTACTTTAAAGCGAGTGATACAAGTGGAGACTGGAGTGTTGGAGTTCCTTTTGGTAAAGGAGATACTGGAGATACTGGTCTTGCTGGGAATGGGATATCTACAGTTATTAGAACTGCTGGTGATGGAAGTGCGGGAACTACTGATACTTACACTATTACTTTTACAGATACAAGCACTTCAACCTTTGATGTTTACAATGGTGCAGATAGTACTCTACTTAGTGTAGCTGGGAGAACAGGGGATGTTGTACTTGTTAACTCTGATGTTGGTCTAGGGAATGTTGATAATACTTCTGATGCTAATAAACCAATAAGTACAGCTACTCAAGATGCACTTGATAACAAAGAGGCAGCAGATGCAACTATACTTAAAAACGCAAGTATTGGTGTAACTATTCAGGCTTATGATGAAAATGCAGTAAGTGATGCTTCTTATGTTCATACTGATAATAACTATACTACTACTGAGAAAAATAAACTTGCAGGTATAGAGGATAGTGCTACTTCAGATCAGACTGGAGCTGAGATTAAAGCTGCTTATGAAGCTGAGGCTGACACTAATGCTTTTAGTGATGCTGAAAAATCTAAATTATTAGGTCTTACACCAGATGCTCTGTTTCAAAAACCAAGTGTTAGTGTGCTTTTTACAAAAACAGCACCAGCTAGTTTTACCTTACCTATAGGCTTCAAAGTTGTTGTTGGAAGTGTAGCAGTTGAGCTTACGTCTGATTATACTCTTGACTTAAATACAGACCTAGATACAGGCTCTAAAACTGCTGGTTCTGATTATTATGTTTATGCGAAAAGTGACAGTTCATTTTATATAAGTCTTGATGATTCTATTACTGCTGATAGATTGATAGGTGGTTTTCATTATAGTTTAATACCTGAAGCTGAGACTACAACTGGTAATAAAACTGAGAGTGATATGGTAGCTATTCGTGGAATAAATGCTCACTCTTTTTGGGATTTAAAATTCCGTCCAATTTCAAGCCCTAAAGGTATGGTCTATATCGGTGGAAGATGGTATGACATCTATCTATTAAATAGTGAGCACATCACAAACGGAACTTCTAAGGCTGGTGCAACTATTGCGGCTGGTGCTACGGATAATGGTCGTGCTATTCCTAAAATACCTTTAGAGTATGGAGGAGATGGAAGTGTTACTTATGGAAAGTTTACTTGGTTTCAAGCTTGTGAAATAGCTAAGGCTCACTCAAAACAACTTATAAACTATGCTGAATTTCCAACTATTGCTTATGGGGTTACTGAGGGTGACGATTCTGATGCTGTTGATGGTGGTTTAGCAAATATTGAGCATTATGATTATCTTACATCTAAGTACGGAATAGAACAAGCCACTGGTGTTGAATGGGTTTGGGGTAAAGATTTAGCAAATGGATATGGTACTACAGATTTTGCATGGAAAGACAATGCAGATGCAAGAGGTCAGATATATTCTACATCAAATGCACCAGTAGCAGTGCTTCTCGGTGGCAACCGTGGCTATGGAGTGTACGCTGGTTCTCGTGCGTCGAGTTGGGATCGTTATGTTTGGAACTCGGTTTGGAGCCTTGGTTGTCGTTTCGCCTGTGACCACCTTGAGCTTGTGTAGTGAGTGGAAACGAACGGATGAAAAATTCAGCTAAGAACTTGATTATCATTGAAAAATATGAAGAGTTTGTAAACTATATTTACCCTGTGTTACAAAACATACAGCGTAAGCATGGAGTAGCTAAAGAGCATATTACTCTTTGTGTGTTTAATCAAATAGAGCTGTTTTACAAGGCTTTAAAATCCACTCAAAAGAGCAGACTTTATGAAGCAGATGCAAACTTAGCAAGTATAAGATTCTACCTTAGATTTTTGGTAGATGAAAAGAGAACATTAATCAGTAAGAAACAACATCAGACAGCAAGTATAAAACTTGCAGAGGTTGGAAAAATACTTAATAGTTGGATACAGAAATGAAATCATGGGCAAACAAGATAACAGTGAAACTCGGTGGCAACCGTGACAATGGAGTGAACGCTGGTTCTCGTGCGTCGAATTGGAATAATTATGTTTGGAACTCGAATTGGAACATTGGTTGTCGTTTCGCCTGTGAGGATAAAGTAAGAATTTTGCTCTCATATCTTGTTAAGACAGTTATGGAGCGACCTTATAGTTTATGGTCAGCTTGTTTGTCCAGCGTAAGCAAATACATTGAGAGGTTTGTAAAAGTGGGAGTAGTGAAAATGAAAGCACAAGACAGCACTAAAAGGTATGCAATGGGAAAGAAATATAAGAATTTGTTTGACGGTATTGTGGATATTGATAATCTTAGACTCGCTTATAAAAAAGCAGTAAGAGGTGGAAATAGATATACAGCAAGTCATCTTAGATTTAAAGAGAATTTAGAAGCAAATTTATTTATATTACAAGAGCAGTTGAAAAATGAGACTTATAAGCATGGAGAGTATCATACTTTTAAGATATATGAGCCTAAAGAGAGAATCATAAGCTCACTACCTTTTAGAGATAGAGTTATTCAACACGCTATTAATAACATCATTGAGCCAATATTTGAGGGTTTGTTTTATAGAACATCTTATGCCTGTAGAAAAAACAAAGGTACTCATGATGGAGTAAAAGCAGTTCAATCGAAGATTAGAAAATTGTCTAAAGATGAGGGTTGTGTTTATTATTTAAAGATGGATTTCAGTAAGTACTTTCACTCTATTGATATTAAAATTTTATTTAATGAGATTGAGAAAAAGATTAGTGATAAAAAAGTTTTAAGATTACTTAGAGGCTTTGCTAATAATAATAAAGTTGGTATCCCTATAGGAAACTTACTTAGTCAGTTGTTTGCAAATATATATGGACATATCTTTGACAGATTTATAAAAACAAGACTTAAGGCTAGATACTACTTTAGATATATGGATGATACTGTTATTTTAAGCAGTGACAAAAAAGAGTTGAAAAAATTTCAAAGAATGCTAGCTCTATTTAGTAAGCTTTACATGAAACTAAAGTTTTCTAAATGGTACATAAACTCTATAGTTAGACCTCTTAACTTTCTAGGATATAGAATTTCTGAGGGGTATAAGCTTGTTAGAAAAGATAGTGTGATTAGAGCAAAAAGAAAGATTAAAAGATATAAAAAACATGGAGATATAGACAAGCTGAGAATGTTTCTAGCTTCATGGAGTGGTCACTTAAAGAGTGCAGATAGTTGGAACTTAGTTAAATTTATAAATCAAGAGGAGCAGTTATGTCGAATGAAATTAGTGTTAGTCCATTAGTAGATGTACTAAGTAAACAGCTTGGAAAAGTTGTTGTGATGAAGGGAAGTGATTATGTCTTTTTAGACAATAAGAGTGTTGTAGCTCAGAGTCAGATTGATATAGCTTTAGCGACTCAGGCAGATGAAGAAAATATACAACTTGGAATTAAATGGAAAAAAGATAGAGAGTTGTTAGTTGAAGCGATAGTTGTTACATATGACTCAGTTGTATATCAGTCTAATGAAACTGACAGAGGTCGAATGAGTGTAGCTATGAGTTCTATGAGTGATAGTGATACACAAGAGTGGACAGCTAAAGACAACTCTGTTCAGGTTTTAAACAGGGCTGATTTGATGTCTATTATAAAAGATGGTAACACTCAGCAGACTCTTATTTGGAATGATGGTAGACCGTAATGAGAACAGAAGAAGAGTTTAAAGTTCTCTATATGAAGTTTGACAGAGATGTAGAGAAGAGAAGTTGGTTAATGCGACTCTCTCTTGTTGTAGATCAGTTTTTTAATGTTGTGTTTTGGAATGGGAGTCAGGATGAGACTGTTAGTTCTCATATAGGTAGAAGACAAGATGCTGGGATAGCTACTTGGTTTGATAATAGCGTTTGTTGGTTTCTTCGTAAGTTTGAAGATAATCATTGTAAAAAAAGTTTAGGAGAGTAGAAGATGTGGAGTGCAATAGCAAATATATTTACTGGTGGTGCTGTAAGTATGATTGGGGATGTAGCTAAAGAGTGGATTACTACTGATAAAGAATCGGCTGAAGCTAAGTCTATGTTCATCAAAGTATTAGACCCTAATGGGATTATGCGTAGAGATATCAGTGCTAAGGTATCTACCGCTTACATGGTGTATCTTACAATTACTGGTTTTTTAATCTTAGCCAAATCATTTGGATTTGGAGATACGGAACAAGTTAGTTCAGCTATTAAAGATTTAACTGAGTTGTTTCTTCCTATAACAGGTATGTTCTCTTCTATAGTCGGTATATCGTTTGGTGTGAACTATCAAAATATAAAAAAAGGATTATAAATGCCAGCAAAAGTTCAAAAAGGTTTTAGTGTAACGATACTTACTACCATCTTTACAACTCTTATATTAGCTCTTATAGGGTGGACTGGAACAGGAACACTAAAAGCATACAGCACAGAGATAGATGTAGGTTATGTAAAAGGTCAGATGGAGACTATGAATCAAACTTTAGTTGAGATATTAGCTATTTCTCATCAAAGAAATGTATCTTTAGCAAAATATGATTTGAGAATAAAGTTTTGTGAAGATAATATAAAATTATGTAGGAGTGCAAAATGATTAAAGCAATAATCCACTGTTCTGACTCTCCTCAAGGTAGAGGCGATAATGCAGAGACTATTCATAAGTGGCACTTAGAGAGAGGATGGGATGGCATTGGTTATCACTTTGTAATCTTAGAAGATGGAACTGTTGAAGCTGGTAGACCTCCTTATTGGAAAGGCTCTCATGCTAGAGGTTACAATGACTCTTTAGGGATTTGTCTCATAGGTGAAGATTCGTTTACACCAGCACAGTTTATTTCCCTCGAGAAATTACTTAAAGATAGAGAGTTTAAAGCGGATGAAGTTGTTGGGCATTATGCGGTTAATAAAAACAAGAGTTGTCCTAATTTTAATGTTGAGACTTTTTTAGTTTCTATTGGGTTGTAAGGGTTTAGCAGATGTCTTTGTCTCATAGTGGAATGACTAACTACTCAAATCAAAATACTCAAGAGTCTTGGAGTGGTACTGATGATTTAGATGATTATAATATGTCTATTCAAGGTGCAAACTCTGAGTCTTGGCTTGTTGGTGAGAATACTACTGAGACTGGTATTATGAGCAAGTCTGCGGATATGAGTGGTTCTAAATATTTTACTGGATATATGCAGTCAAATCTTACCAACTACTACTCTGCCATTAAGTACGAGATAGAGTCCAGTAGTAATAATTTTGAGTCATTTACTATTGCAGACTCTACAGATAGAGATGTTACTGGAGAGTTTCATCCATCTGTTTTACAGTTTGGACAAGGGATTATATCAGGAACATTATCACTTGCTACTATCACTGCTCTTAGAGTAATCATAGATAATAGTGCATCTGGGAATATTCGTGAAGTAGTCAATAACTGGATGGATACTATGTGGTATGGAAGCGGTAGAGTGATAGGCGGTTCTACTGTTGATGATAAACTTTTTAATGAGTCGCACACCCTTGACACAGTTACTAATGATGATTATGA